AAAGATTCGGAACTATACGACTAATCCCGATAATCCGATAACGGGAGAGGTGTGGTATAACGATACTGATAATGTATTAAAGTTTCAATATCCCAATACAACTACATCCGGTTCATGGAGAACTGGTAATTCTTTAAATACAGCAAGAGGAGAATTAGGAGCTGCAGGTGCTGATAATACAGCTGCTATTGCTTTTGGTGGAGAGGGACCTGTTGTGTATGATATTACAGAATCTTATAATGGAACTAACTGGACTGAAGTCAATGATTTAAACACTGCTAGAAGATCTTTTGGATCTGCAGGATCTTATACATCGGCACTAGCTGCAGGTAATCATCCACCTGCTGGAGTTTTAACAGAAAAATGGAATGGAACTAATTGGACAGAAGTAAACGACATGAATACTGCAAGATCTCAATTAGCGGCAGCAGGAGCTGATAGCACTGCAGTTTTAGCTACTGGTGGAAGCACTGCTGTAGCAGATACAGAATTATATAATGGAACAAACTGGACAGAAGTTAATAATTTAAATACTGGAAGAAGAGGTTTAGGAGCAGTTGGAACACCTTCTGCTGCATTAGCTTTTACTGGTAAATCACCACCAGGATATACCGCAGCTACAGAACTTTGGAACGGAACTAACTGGACAGAAGTTAATGATATGAACACTGCTAGAGAACAAATAGCTGAAGCTGGAATATCGACCTCAGCTATTGGCTTTGGAGGAGATGAAAATCCACCACCTGTAAACTCAGCAAAAACTGAACAGTGGAATGGAACTAATTGGACAGAAACAAACGATTTAAACACTGGTAGATATTATTCAGGAGGAAATGGAACAGTATCATCTGGTTTAATGTCTGCAGGAAAAAATCCTGGAGTTAATGCATTAACAGAAGAATGGACAGGTCCGGGTGCACCAGTCGGTGCTTGGGCTACAGGTGGAGGTTTAAACACTGCTAGATCTAAAATTGGAGGAACTGCATCAAGTAGAGACTCTTCATTAGCTGCTGGTGGACAAACACCTACAAGAGTAGCGAATACAGAATCTTACAATGGAACTAACTGGACTGAGGTTAATGATTTAAATAGTGCAAAATCTACTAACTCTGCTGCTGGTACGACAACAGCTGCAATAACAATGGGAGGTAGGACGCCATCTTCTACGGCAATAACTGAAACAGAAATTTGGAATGGAACTAACTGGACTGAAGTTAATGATTTAAATACGGCCAGAAGAGAAATATCAGGCTCAACAGGAGGAACTTCTACAGCTGGTATAATTGCTGCAGGGGGAGGTGCACCAACACCATCAAGAATTGCAGACACAGAATTATGGAATGGAACTAACTGGACTGAAGTTAACAATGTAAATTTAGCTAGAAATAGAACAGCACAAGTAGGAATTCAAACAGCAGCTTTATTATTCGGCGGAGCCACAACTACTTATGTAGCTAATACAGAATCATGGAATGGAACTAACTGGACTGAAGTTAATGATTTAGGAACAGCAAGATATGCTTTATCAGGTGCTGGCACATCTACTAGTGCTTTAGGTTTTGGTGGATATCAACATCTTATTAATCCATCTCCTCCTCATGCAGTAGCTAATACAGAAGAATGGGACGGTGTAAGTTGGTCTGAAACTACTGATCTTAATGTTGCAAGAGATAATCTTACTGGAAATGGAACATCATCTTCTGCTATAGCTGTAGGTGGAGCTACAAGTGCAGGTGTACAAACTGCAACAGAAGAGTGGAGTGGTTCATCAATAGTAACTAAAACGGTAAGTACGGATTAATTATGGCAACATACAAAGAAATACGAGGAACACAAATTGAAGCGGTATCAAGCGATCCATCAAATCCTGTTGAAGGACAAGTTTGGTATAATACAACTTCTAATGCTTTAAAAGGTCAAGCGGCTACGGCTGCTGGAGCTTGGGCTACAGGTGGAAGTTTAAATACAGCTAGAGCAGGTCTTTCATCTTGTGGTGGAACTCAAGACTCCGCTTTGGTAGCAGGTGGAGAACCTTTTACAGCTAATACAGAAGAATATAATGGAACAAGTTGGACTGAAGTAAATAATTTAAATACAGCTAGAAGAAATGCTTCTACAGTTGGAACAAATACAGAAGCTGCTTTATGTTTTGCTGGTAATACTCCTCCTAATACTAGTGTAGCAATTAATGAATCTTGGAATGGATCAAGTTGGACTGAAGTTGCAGATTTAAATGCAGCAGGTAGAGCAAGAATTGGATCTGGAACACAACCTGCAGCTATATGTTTTGGTGGAAGCGTTCCAGGTGGTTCTGATGTATTAGATACAGAAACATGGAATGGATCAGCTTGGACTGAAGTTAATAATTTAAATTCACCTCATTATTATGCTGCAGGCACTACTTATGGAACAACTACTGCAACTTTATGTTTTGGAGGACAAACTACTTTAGCAACAACTGAATCTTGGAATGGTACAAACTGGACTGAAGTTAATGATTTGAACACAGGTAGAAGAGTGTTAATGGGAGCAGGAACACAACCATCAGGTATAGCGTTTGGTGGATACGATGGTTCAGCAGCTACGGGTAAAACAGAATTATGGAATGGATCAAATTGGACTGAAACAACTGATATGGCAACAGCTCGATACGAAGGTGGAGGTGCAGGTGCAACTAATAGTTTAGCTATTGCTATGGGTGGACCGCCAGGTACATCAGCAACAGAAGAATGGACAGGTGCAGGCACTGGGGTAACAAGAACATTTACCGACTCATAAGACTTGTAATATATTTTAATTAATATATATAAGAAGAAACTATAAAGGAATAAAGCTATGAAAAAAGACGTTAAAGAAGTTATACAAGGTGAAGAACCACATTTAAATAATTTATTAACACAGGAAGATCTATCATCGTTTAAAGGTATGGTAGACGAGCTTCGTGATACATGGACCAAGAAACAAATGTTTCGAACAGAAACAGAAGCAAGGTTTTCTGTACTACAAGACAATCGTTATCCAACTAAAGCATCAAAGTATTGGCAGTGTGTTAGAGAACAGTCATCTTACTTAGATAACTTAATGACACTATCATTTGACTATAGAAGAAACGAAGCAAAGATTAAATGGTTAGAAGGTAAAGTTGAAAAAGAAGAGGATGAATACAAAAAAACTAAATATAAAATAGATTTAGACGAAGCTATATTTGGTAAAGCTTCTATGGAAAAAGTTGCTAAACATAGAATGAGAGAAATTAAAATGTGGTCTAAATTAAAAGGTGAATTTAATGATGGATCATTTAATGACAAAGATGTTAACCAACATCAACTAGAATCATATGGTATGCAGTATCACGAGAAAGCAAAAACTTTAAATCAAAACTCATCAGAAGCTGAGATATTTAATGTAATGGGTCAATTACAATCATTACAAAGAATTAAAAAGTCTGGTGAATTAGAAAATAGTTACAAAGAGAACGAACAAATAACTCAACATGGTAAACCAAAACCGTAAGTTATTTTTTTTAGTTGCACTACCTAGATCTGGAAATACTTTGTTTGCAAGTATTATGAATCAAAATCCTAAAATAGCGTCAACAGCTAATTCTATTACATTAGAAATATTAAAAGAATTATTTTTACTTAAACAAACAGATACGTTTCAAAACTATCCAGACTATAAATCTTTAGATAATGTATTAGATAACGTATTTAATTTATATTACAAAGATTGGCCTCAACGGATAATTATAGATCGTGGACCCATAATGGTAAGCGGTAATCCTGGAAACTTTGAACTAATGCAAAAACATTTTAAACCTGGTTTTAAATGTATTGTTTTATTGAGAGATTTAATGGACGTATTAGCTAGCTATATGAAATGGTATACAGAAAATCCAAGTGCGTTTCCAAATAAATATGGCTGTAAAAATGATGAGGAAAAATTATTAATGCTTATGCATAAAGACGGCGCAATTGTAAAAAATTTAAAAGCAATTAAAAATTCATATAATTATTCTAATATTTGTTACCATGTAAGATATGATGATATAGTTAATAATCCTGAACAAGAGTTTAAAAAAATTTATAATTTTATTGATGAGCCTTACTTTAACCATCGATTTAATAATTTAGATCAAGTAAACATAAATGGTCTGTCTTATGATGATAGAATAGTTGGTAATAATATGCATAAACTATTTGATGGACCTGTTAGAAAAGTGTATAATCCTTACATAAAAAAAATACCAAAAAGTATTAGAGAAAGATATGAGCACATTAAAATTTGATTTTGTATTTTTAGGTCAATCTATTTTAAAATATCAAGTTCCATTAGATATATTTAATAGTATTAACTATATATACGAAACGAACTATCATAATCTTGCACCCGCTAATGGACAGTTAGTAGGTAAGATAGAAAAAGAACATTCTTTATTTTATCATGGGAAAGATCAAACAAAGATGAAAAACCATAATATGTTACCAAGAGATGTAACAAATTATTTTATGGAAACGTTTAAACATTATTTAGCATTTAATAAAATAAAGGATTATGATTTACACCTTAATTCTATTTGGGTTAATGAAATGAAACAACATGAATATAATCCAGCCCATGTTCATAGAGGTATGTTGTTTACTGGTTTATCTAGTGTTATGATTTTAAAACTACCCTCAACATATGGTAAAGAATATTCAGCAGAACATGTACAACAAAATGGTAGACTTCAAATATTAGGTGCAGCTAATGGTCAGTTTGCAAAGATTGATTATCAACCACCTATGGATCTTAGAGACTTTTATATTTTTCCATACGACATGAGACATTGCGTATATCCGTTTAATGGTACCGATGAAACTAGACGAACTCTTGCTGCAAACTGTGATGTACAGTTTGATCCGATAAAAAATAGAGGTGCATTATAATGGATAAACAATATTACATAGATAATCACATAGGGTTATTTAAAAATTTTATGCCTAACGAATTAATAGAAGATTATTTAAATTACTTTAATAAATGTGAACAACAAGGTGCCGTGTATCCAAGACAAGTAGACGAAATGTTGGTATCAGATAATGCAATAGATACTATAAGAGATACTAATGTTCCTATGACTTACAATAATAAACCTTTTATAGATATATTTTTTAAAGAAGTTTATCCTTTGTATGTTCAAAAATATTCTTATTTAAAAAAACTAACTACACATAATATACTAGAAGTTAAGATACAGAAGACTAAGGTAGGTGAAGGTTATCATATGTGGCACTGTGAAAACGCTGAGATGAAAGCTAGAAATAGAATATTAGCTTTTAGTGTTTATCTTAACGATGTAGCAGAAGGTGGAGAAACAGAATTTTTATACCAAAAGTGTAGATTCAAACCAGAAAAAAACACTATGTTAGTATGGCCAGCACAGTTTACGCATGTTCATAGAGGCAACCCTCCTCTATCAAATGATAAATATATAATAACGGGATGGGTAGAATACGGATATTAATATGATAACAGAACCACGATGGAAATCTTACATAGTAGAAACTACACAACCAATATTTACACCTAAACAATGTCAAATGATTATTGAAGCTGGACGTTCGGAACCTAAGAATGATGCACAAGTTGGAAGTAGCAAAGGGGTTAAAGGTGGAGTCTATGATACTAAAACAAGAACCTCACACATTAGTTGGATACCATTTAAAAAAATGGCCGACATGTATAAAGACATAGAACGCATTATGAAAACTACTAATGGTAATCATTTTGGTTTTGATGGAATGTGTATAAATGAACTAGCACAATACACAGAATATCCAGAAGGTGGGTTCTATGATTGGCATGTAGATAATGATGTAAACTGTGCGCATGAACCACCTGTAAGAAAAATATCTATGACTTGTTTACTTTCTCCTGAGTCTGAGTTTGAAGGTGGGGATTTAGAGTTAATGGCTGAAGGTAAAGTTGCAAAAATAAAACAAGGGCATGCTGTGTTCTTTGCATCGTTTATAAGACATAGAGTTAAACCTGTAACACGTGGCAACAGAAAATCTTTAGTTATGTGGTTTGGAGGCACACCGTTTAAATAATGTTTAGAGAATTACATTTTCCAACACCTATTTATATTGCAGATATAAAGCATCCTACTCTTAATCAAGAGTTAGAACGAGATATTGTAGCTTGGTCTAAGAAAGATAAAGGAGTAGTTAGAACTAATGTCCAAGGTTGGCACTCACATACTAATATGGCGCAGTTGCCTCAATTTAAAAAACTAGTTGATATGTTGTATGCATGTCAAAAAACAATATATGAACAAGAATATTATGAAAGTGAACCAGTATTAGGTAATATGTGGGCTAATATAAATCCACCAGGTGGAATGAATAGAGCTCATCAACATCCTAACTCATTATGGTCTGGTGTGTATTATATTAAAGCACCTAAAAACTCAGGAGATTTAAAAATAGATGACCCAAGGTCATCAGCTGCAATGTGTAGACCTAATCAAAAAGACGTAAAAAAACCTGCAAGATTATTTAGAGAAACACATTATGAACCTATTGCTGGAAGGTGTATTATGTTTCCATCTTGGTTAATGCACTGTGTTGATCCTAACAACTCTAATGATATAAGAATATCAGTATCGTTTAATTTTTTACAGAAAGGTATGTTTGTATGACATTTCAAACTAATAAATATCAAGTAATTAAAAACGCTTTATCTTACGATATGGCTAATTTTATACTTAACTATTTCTTACTTAAAAGAGATGCAACAGCTTTTATGTATGAGAATAATTTACACTCACAGTCCCCGATTCTTGGAACATGGACCGATCAACAGATACCTAATACCTTTTCTTGTTATGGTGATTTTGTAATGGATACATTACTAGTTAAGATGTTGCCTGTGATGAAACAACATACAGGACTAGATTTAGTACCTACTTATTCTTATGCTAGAGCATATAAAAAAGGTGATTGTTTACATAGACATAAAGATCGACCTAGTTGTGAAATATCTACTACACTTAATCTTGGTGGAGATCCTTGGCCCATATTTATAGATGGTACAGGAGCTAATAATGTTGTTAATGAAAGACAGAATATTGTAAAACCAAACGCCCCAGCAGGCACGAAAGTCTTGCTTGAAGTGGGGGATATGCTAGTATATAGTGGCTGTGAACTTGAACATTGGCGAGAGCCTTTTGACGGGAACATTTGCGGTCAAGTATTTCTACATTATAATCATGTAAATGGCCCATTTGCTGACAAAAATAGATTTGACGGCAGACCTATGTTGGGTCTACCATCATTTGTAAAATAGTATAAGAATGAGGTTATATGCTACAAAAATTAGGATTTGCACCTGGGTTTAATAAACAAGTCACAGAGACCGGGGCCGAGGGACAATGGTTTGATGGTGACAATGTTAGATTTAGATATGGTACTCCAGAAAAAATAGGTGGTTGGACACAGTTAGGTGACGATAAATTAACTGGTGCAGCTAGAGCTATTCATCATTGGGATGACAACTCCGGTATTAAATACGCAGCTATAGGAACTAACAGAATTTTATATGTATACTCTGGCGGAGTATATTATGACATACACCCTATTAGAACAACATTAACAGGCGCTACTTTTACAAGTACATTAAATCAAAATGTTCTTACAATTACATGTAGTGGTGTACATGGATT